CTAAGTCTATAATAGCCAATGCATCTCCACGTTCTTCGATTTTACGAATAAGTTTATTCTGTAGACTAGAGTTTGTAAGACCAGGCATAGAAACTACATCAAAACGAACAGATTCAGAATCTGCAACAATATCAATTGCTTTATCAATTGAGTTGTAAGCGTAGTGAGACTTAGCAGTTTGGCTAGCCAATGCTTTTGAATTTGAGAATGGGTCTACCATGGTAACATCCAAGCCATCAAATCCACCAAACAATGGAACGTTGAATTGTTTTGGACCATTTTTAAGGTATGTTGTAGTGCCGTTCAACTTAGTATAAGAGCTACCTCCAGCCAGAGAGCCGGATTCCCAATACCAAAGTCCACTTGAATCTTCTTTTACTTCATCTAGAGTAAAGATGAAACTAGTCTCTGTGTTGTTCCCTGTGGAATGAATATCCAAACCACCTGCGAGAGCATCAAGAAAATCAGAATAATCAGCTGATTGGTATAAGGTTTTGTTATTTGTTGCGGTACTACCATATACATGACGAACACCCATAGAATCAGTATTACTATAGTTTCCATTCATTTTTGATTCATTAGTAGTTGTTCTCAGTGATGGGAAAACAAATGAACAGGACATTTCAGCGGGAAGATTTGCAAAAATGTCTGAACTTGCGGCTGTACCATAAGTAAAGTCATTTCCCTTAACCCATGGATGAGCATAGTTTTCTGTATCTGTACCTGCAGTAACAGCAGCAATAGTAAGTTCGTTACCGTCACCACCATCGTGCGAGATTACTACATTCCAGAAAGGCCCATAATAATCAGCTGTGATTGTTACTTCGTTTGTACTAATAGTAGCAGAATAATCTCCAATAGAGTTCAAGAGAACTTGCGCAGCTGTGGCTTGAGCGGTGGTGCCTGGGTTTGAACTAATATCAATAGTTGCTGCTCTGCTTGTAAATTCTGTGTCTGTCTCATCGGATGGATCGGTATTAAGATCACTAAACGTAATTACATAATCTCCATCAAATGGATGTGTAAAGGTAATTTGTTCACCATCTACAAAAGCATTTGCAAAGGTAATCAATCTAGAAGATTTTGTACCAGTTTCGTCAGCGTTACCAAAAGGATGTACACCTTGAGAGCCTTGGAGCATAGTGAACCCTTTCAAACGAGAAGGGCCATAGAATCCAAATGGAAGAGCATAGTCATCAGTCAATCCTTCTTTCCAATCATCAGACATTTCAATTCTGATATAGTTTGATTGATTTGGGTATTCACCGGTGATATTAAAAACTTTGTTTGTAGAATCCCAAACACGGTCTTCGTCACCAATCTTTTTAAGAATAAAGTTTTCTGAGGCTTCGCTCAAACTAAGATTATAATATGCTTCAATTTCGTTACCTGCTCTGTCAATAACACTTAGAGCAAATGTTGACTCTGGAACTGTTGCGGAACCCATTTTCAAATTGTGAATTTTAATACCATAGTTTTGTTGCACCCACTCACCTTCGTGAAGAGAGACAACTCTGAAAAGCTTCTTCATATCTGAAGAAGACCATGTACTGTCTACTGATCCTGGATTTGATTCTCTAGAGATAATCCATCCACTTTTTGCTGCAGTTGCCGGACGAATATGATTAACAAAACTGTCTGTGGCTACTGAACCAGAAGCCAATGGAAGTAGAATTCCATACTGTTTACCAGCTGTACCAGATACTGCGGTAACATATTGGCGAACAGACTCTTCAAATGTCTCGCCTACAAAGTAAGATTCTGTGCTAGAAAAACTGTCTGAATTAATTTTTTGTGGATTAGTGTTCAATACGTTTCTAATAAATCCTGAGTTATTTGTAGCGTTAAAGTGAAAGGTATAAGTTTCATATGTACTTGAATCAGACCAAATATCAAGCTTGAAGGTTCCACCAACACCTGAATTCTGTGACTGAATCAATTGAGCGACGGAAGAAGTTACTACAGAACCACCAGCAGGAATACCGCGAAGAGTCGCAGAAGATCCAGTTGTATAAATAACAGCAGCAAGAGATCCTGTTACTCCAGCAGTAGCTGAAGCGGAAGGCATCATGAAAAGGCCATAAGCAAGAGTGTTTCCTAGACTTGCATCTGTGTTATTTACTTGTCCTCCAAGATTCCAACCGGCCTGCGTATCAGAGTTATCAGAGTTAGTACTGTTTTCTCCAAGAAGACGAATGAAAGTTACTGGGCTAGTATTAGAAGCAAGATGAGCTTGTGCTGCATACGCTGCGTAGGTTGCTCCATAGCGATTTCCATCACGCCAAACATCAGAATTTGCACCTGGCTTACCTGCTTGTGGTGCACCAAAGATTTCAATAAAGCTGTCTAAGTCTCTAACCTTCACCGGCTTCATAGCTGGTCCCTTAAGACTTCTACCTATCAAAAGGATTCCATCTTCTTGTGTTATTGCTGGTACCTGACTTTGATCAATCTCATTAATCTGTACGCCGGGTGAAGCAAAATCAAATTTTCTAGCCATTTAAATTTCTCCTATAAATGTATTTCAGAATAAATAGTACACAAAATAGTCAAACTACTATTCTCTATATTTGTTATTTTTCTTTTTCCATGGAAGCTTATCGCCAACAACTACTCTTTCTCTAGATATCTTTATTTCAACAACTGTTTCTCGCTTTGCAAGTGTTGGTTTGGATCTGTTCGAACCCTCCCCGGTAAGATATCCGAGAACTTTCACTAGGACCTTAGTTTCAAACATTCTCTCATCTTCTCCGAGACTTGTAGAATTTTGATTTTCATTAAAAGAAGAATCAATGAACGCTTCATAACGATGATTGTCAATAGTATAGAAGAAAGAGTTACTGGGAGAGTTCCCTCTGAGCTTAATAAATGGAGATAATAGATCGTTCATTTGTAGCTCATATTCTGTTCTTAGTGTAATAGTATAAGAAACGTTCATATAAACAGGTGTTGGTACATAGTACTCATCATAAACAATTTTTTTGTTTTTAAATTTTCCTGTTTCATCTCCATTCTTTAATTTTTTTGCTTTGTCTTTGTTAGCAAAATTTCTGGTTTTTTCATGATTAATCACACTTGCTATTTTAAAAGACCCCCCTTTGTAATCGTCTTGTTCTAAGAGGTTTGGCTTTATAGCTCCTTGGAATCCCGTATCTAGTTCGAAACTTTCTCTGTTTATTGATATTAACGGTAATCTTAGTTTACCAACACTATCTCTAAGTTCTTTGTTGTTTTTTATTTGATAAGACCTTTCTGCTCCGAGCCAAATGACAGGCACTTTTTCATATCCCTTATTGGTTCTTGTATGAAGATTCAATTCTTCGTCAACGTATCTAAATAATCCTAAATCTATTGTTTCTAGGGAAGAAGGTTGTAGTGCTAATTCATTTCCAATTTTTTGCATTTAATTTACTCCGCGTTAAATAATCCGTCTCTGGCTCTAATACACTCTGCATGCACTTCAAAACGATGTTCTGGTTGTCCAAATAAAAGTTTTGGTTCTACGAGCTTTACAATCTCGTAAAAAACATCACCATACTTAACAAAGTCTCCCTCTCTAACAAAAAGATTTTGATCCTCAGTCAATCTTCGTTTGTGAAACATGACTTTTATTTTGGTAAGTTTATCTAAAGACATGTTTTCTAAAAAATTTGTTTCAATTCCTTGAAACTCAACAAGAGCATGAACTCTAACAGGAGGATAAAAGGTTTTTTCTATTGCTTCTCCATATAATGGATGAAAATTTGTGTTATCATAATCAATACCAAAATACAAAACCTGCTGCCCAATAACGCGTTCAATAATTTCATCGTTTACTTGCTTGACAAGATCTCGCTCTTTCTTTCCAAAAAACATTGGAGGTGGTGGCGCACTTGGTTTTTTCCATTTGTTATCTTCTGACACGGACTCTTATCCTCTTTTTATTTTCTGTTATATTTTGTTGTGGCTTTAGCATTTTCGCTAAATACTTTTCAAGTTCCATTTCCATTCTCTCTGCAATATTATCGATGCTTGCGTTGTTTTTAAGAAAGTCTCCTGTTTTTTCTAGAATTTCTTTTGAGTAATCATTGTACATGCTAACACCAGCCTTGAATTCAATCTCATCATATTCTTCAATCTGTTCTGGAGTTACGTCTTGTCGCTCTGCATGCATTATTACAATGTTTGGGTCGGTTTCTTTGTTCCATGCACCTTGATTCAGAGACAACTTACCAGATAGTTCATCATTACCAAAAACTGTGTTGAAGAACTTAGCCATAAGTTCATAAGCGTTTTGTTGCATATTTTCCGGAATCTTTTCTTTAATCTCGGAAATGTCCACGCTGCTTTCATCTTGGAAGGCAATGAAGGAAA